GCCATGATTAAGAAAGCGTTCAAAGAGCACGATGCTCAAGAACATAAAGGTGGTAAGGGTACTAAAATATCACTTAAAGCGGGCGGTAAAGTTCGTGGTTGTGGTGTTGCTCAACGTGGTTTAACAAAAGGAAAAGTATTATGAAAATCAAAGAAACAATGGGCCCAAAAACAATGGCTAAAGATGTAGAAAAGTTTCCTCAGTTTGCATCTCACGATGCTGCTACAGCTAAACATGGTGCAGGCCATTTGCCACACCACAAGTTCTTTCAAGAGCACAAAGCTGGTCATGACGTTCATACTGATGCTGTACAAAAGATGTGTGGCGGCGGTATGGCTATGGGCGGTATGGCTAAAATGAAAAAGACCAAGGCTTGCTAAATGAGAGCTTCTCGTGGCATGGGTGATATTAACCCTGCTAAGGAACCAAAAGCTAATAAATCCGCAGTCCTGTTAAAGGAAGGCGGTAAAGTAATGGCTACTAAAAATTGGATTGCAAACGCAATTAAAAAACCCGGCGCATTAAAAGCATCTTTAGGTGTTAAAAAAGGTGAAAAGATTCCGCCAAGCAAACTAGCTGCAGCTGCAAAGAAACCCGGCAAGATGGGTAAGCGGGCTAGGCTTGCGGAAACCTTAAAAGGATTTAAAAAGTAATGACAACTACCGGCACCTCAGCGTTTAACCTAGATTTAAATGATCTAGTTGAAGAGGCGTTTGAGCGCTGTGGCGCTGAGCTTCGTACTGGCTACGATTTTAGAACTGCCCGTCGTTCTTTGAATCTACTTACGATTGAGTGGGCAAACCGAGGTATTAATTTGTGGACTATTGAGCAAGGGCAGATTACTTTAGTCCAAGGCACAAATACATACGATTTACCGATAGACACTATTGACCTTTTAGAGCACCAAATTCGTACTAATGCTGGAAATACAGCAACACAAACAGACATTAATATTAGCCGCATTAGTGTTTCAACATATGCCACAATTCCAAATAAACTAAGTCAGGGGCGCCCTATTCAAGTTTGGATTCAACGTATGTCTGGAGCACAATACCCAAGCACTACAAACCCAAACGGCGTAAATTCAGCCGGTATAGATGCCCCTAAAATTACTGTTTGGCCTACACCAGATGGCTCTCAGACGTATACTTTTGTTTATTGGCGGTTGCGTCGTATTCAAGATGCGGGTAATGGCGTTAATACACAGGATATTCCGTTTAGATTTATACCTTGTATGGTGGCTGGACTAGCGTATTACCTTTCCATTAAACTGCCTGGTGTAGATCCCCAGCGGGTAACCGGTTTAAAAGCAGACTATGAACAGCAGTTCCAGTTAGCAGCGGAAGAAGATAGAGAAAAAGCTCCAGTACGATTTGTCCCACGCAGGATGTTTATTGGGGGTGGTTGATGCCTAATAAATTTTCTTCCGGTAAGTACGCGATTGCGCAGTGTGATCGTTGCGATTTTAGGTACAAACTGACTGAATTGCGTACTGAAATAGTTAAAACTAAACCTTATCAGTTAAAAGTTTGTAAAACCTGTTGGGACCCAGACCACCCTCAGTTACAATTAGGTATGTATCCTGTGAATGATCCACAGGCGGTTCGTGAACCTAGAAGAGACAACAGCTATGTTGCATCTGGTTTAGACGCTAATGGGTATCCTAGCGGCGGTAGCCGTGATACGCAGTGGGGTTGGAATCCTGTTGGACAAGGGTATGATTTTAATGAAACGCCTAACTATTTAGTTGGGAACACAGCAGTAGGAATAGTAACAATTAACTAGGAGTAGGATATGGGGTATAAAAGCGCAGCGGACGGAATTACAAGTAAGGGCAAAACTAAAGGTAAAAACCTTGGCGATTCAGGCCCTAACGTTGGTTTAGAAAAAATGAAAAAAGGTTCTGGTGGTTTAAATCAAGATACGATGGAAGCCGTAGGACGTGGTTTAGCTAAAGTAGCAGCAAACGGAAAATAATCATGGCAATTAATAATAAACCTGCATCTAAGTATGCACAGCCCCACACTATGAGTGGTAAAAAAGTTGGTGGTGAGTTACCATCCATGTCTACTGAGCGTGGTTCTAAGTACATGGAAAAAATGGCTATTTCTGTTGGTAACGTTAGCAAAGATAACTACCCACCTACCAAAACTGCTGGTATCCAAGTTCGTGGTGGTAAAGCACAAACTAAAGGTAAGATGGCAAGAGGGCCGATGGCCTAAGGGTAATCATAGATGAACTATGTTCAACTGTATCAAGCGATACAAGACTACAGCGAGAATACTGAACCGCTGTTTGTAACTAATATCCCGCGTTTTGTCCAAGAGGCAGAAGATAGGATTTACAATAGCGTTCAGATTCCAGCGCTTCGTAAGAACGTAACAGGTAACTGTAGCGCTGGAAACCAATATTTATCTTTACCTGCAGATTATTTATCTACGTACTCTGTTGCCGTAATAGATTCTGGTGGTAACTATAATTACCTGCTTAACAAAGACGTAAACTTTTTACGAGAATCCTATCCAACTACTGTGCTGGTTAGCGGCTCCTATCAAGGTACACCACAAGCTATTCCTAAGTACTACGCCCTATTTGGTAACCAATACGGTAACTTAGACGCTTTGTCTTTAATTATGGCTCCTACTCCCGATTCTAGTTATCCAGTAGAGCTACACTATTTTTATTACCCCGTATCTATTGTTCAAGGGCAAATTGCTACTTTTTATAGCCCTGTTGGCGGGTAGCTATATACCAATGGTAATTATCAAGATATTGCTCTAACTGGTGGAAATGGCACAGATGCTACAGCTACAATTACTGTTTCTGGTGGTGTTGTTACTTCCGTGGTCCTTAATAACGGTGGTAGTTTTTATATCGCTGGAGATGTGTTAAGCGCTAATACTAGTGATTTAGGCGGTACAGGCTCAGGATTTAGCGTTACTGTGGCTACGGCAAATAACCCTACTGGAGTTAGCTGGCTTGGTGATAACTACGACCCAGTATTGCTTTATGGCTCATTAAGAGAAGCAGTCTTGTTTATGAAGGGTGAGCAGGATATGGTTGCTTACTACGAAAAAATGTACCAAGAATCTCTTGCACAACTTAAACGCCTTGGTGATGGTCTGGAGCGTAATGATGCCTACAGAAGGGGGCAGACAAGTCTGCCTTATAATCAGTTATGATTTCCCAAGGCCAATGCAATATTTTTAAGCAAAACTGCTTAAGCGGGTTGGAGAACTTTGCTGTTGGCACCACTTACGTTTATAAGATTGCCTTATATACTAGCTTAGCTAATTTAACCCCAGATACCGTTGCTTATAGTACTACCGGTGAGGTTTCTGGCTCTGGATACACTGCTGGGGGTAAAATTTTGACTATTAGCCAAGTTCCTACTTATGATGCTTCAAATGATACTGCTTATATTTCGTTTGCCAATGTAACTTGGAACCCAGCTTCCTTTACTGCTAGAGCAGCCTTGATATATAATTCAACTACTGGAGCGGCTGTAGCGGCGTTGGATTTTGGTTCAGATAAAACAAATACAGCAGCAGGTACTTTTACTGTGACTTTTCCAACAGCAACATCAACAACTTCTATTTTAAGGATATCTTAACATGAGCATTGAACAATCAAACTTTGGTGACGCTTCTAGCGCATCAGTAACCCGTGGCGCACAACACGCTGAGAATCTAGGTATTGAAGGTTACTACCACGTAGTATGCCGTGACTCTGAAGGTAATGTTAAATGGGAAGAAAGCTTTCCTAACTTAGTTACTGCTGTTGGTAAGCAGGCTTTGTTTGACTACTATTTCGGTGCTACTGGTACAGGTGGTGGTACAGCTGCTGGTGCTAACTATTTAGGTCTTGTTGGTTACACAGGCACACTGGTAACTGCTGGTTCTTTTGTAGTTGGTTCTACATATCAAATTGCTTCTGTTGGTACAACCTCATTTACAGCTATCGGCGCAAGCTCAAATACTGTTGGCGTTGTGTTTGTTGCTACAGGCGTAGGTTCTGGTACTGGTACAGCTAACTTAATCGGTGCTTTTGCAGCTGCTGATACCATGTCTTCACATGCTGGTTGGGTTGAAGTTGGTTTGGCTAACGCTCCTACATACACAGGTAATCGTCAATCAATCAACTGGACTGCTGCTACTTCTACAGGTACATCACCAACTAACGTAACATCTAAAACAGGTGGCGCTATTACTTTTGCTATGACTAGCTCTGGTTCTGTTGGTGGCTGCTTTATTAATGGTGGCGCATCAGCTTCTGCTACTAAAGACACAACTACTGGCGTTCTGTATTCTGCTGGCGCATTTACTGGCGGTTACAAGACTGTAGCTAACGGTGATTCTTTAGCAGTTACAT